AAATGCTGCGGCCATTGCGGTGTGCAGGCTGGCAGCTTGGATATTTTTTGCAGGCGCGTTCATGCCCATTCCTTCCATTGCTTATCAAAAGCCGCGCAGATTGATGCGAACCAGCGGGCGATCATGCTGCTGAACCGTTCTCATCGAACCACTCGTCAACAGCGCCCTCGCATTCCTCGCGGGTTCGGCCCCAGGCTGATTGACCATTGCCAACCCAGCCATCTTCCTCGCCTTCCCATGATGCGTCGAAGTCAGGGCTGACGGCCTGCCAGCCAATGTATGCCGGTTCGATAGACCAGCCTCGGTAAGTGTCAGTCATGCTGCAATGTCCTGTTCTGCAATGTGGCAAAGGAAGTCGCACGAAGGGGACACCGGGTTAAGCGTCGGCCAATCGGCGGGGATTTCATCAATGAAAATGCGCTCGTCTTTGATCCGCGCCAGCCTTGCGCCAAGCTTGCGAGACAGGTCGGCCATGCGGTTAAACTGCTCTGGAAAGTGCAAGCGAATTGCAGACCAGTAGTTAGGGCTGGTCGCCTTTGGGCAGGGGATGCAGTTGTTGTTGCTAAAACCAAAGCCATACATGACCGGCAGTTTGATCCCCGCGCCCTCAATCATTGCAAGGCAGGCCAGCTTATCCAAGCCGCGCTCAATCAGCGGCGCGCGGGTGATAAGATCGGGCCAGCGCTGCTTCAGCCGCTCATAGCGCTCCACATCTTCGCGGTCGGCGGTGTAGCCGAAAATATGCAGATCATCCGGGCGCTGAAATTGCTCACGCGGTCGTCGCTTCAATGCTCCTGTGCAGGGCGCACCCTCAATCCCGCTGATATACTTGCGCTGCTCCCAAACGTCCCAGGTGTCGAGGTATTCGGTATTTGAGAGCCGCAAGACCGGCGCATTGAACCAGCGCACACAGTCAGCCATGAACCGCTCGTTGTCGGGGTGCTCTGCGTTTGTCTCACAATAGGCAATGATCGCATCGGGGAACTCGCGCAGCGTCAGGCGGCAAGCGACGGCACTGGCGGCACCCGCGCCGAACCAGGCAATAGTGCGGCTCATACCGGCACCTCCACGCTAAACAGGACAGCCAACACCACGGCCAGCAGTGCGAGAGCGGCAAACCAGCTTTCCCAATGGGCGGGGCGAGTCACAGCGTTTCTCCCAAAGCGCGGGCAAGCGTGGCCTGTGCTGCCATCGGGTTGCCGGTGCGAAGTTGTGCAAGTGCGGTCCTAACGCGGCCCTCAAGCAGCCCGTGTGCATGGGCGCGGTCAAACAGGACCGGATCGGATGCGCGAATGTCGGTGAGCGCGGCCACGGCGGATTCGTGGCAAGCTGCGATGGTGCGGAGGGACTTCACAGCGCCACACTCCGGTTAAGCAAGCGGGTCGCCTCTGCGCCGGTCGGGTATGCAACCAGATCGCTTTCGTCGGTCGGGTGGGTGTTGGCCGCGTCAATCAGGCGCTGGCATTCTTCGCCGTAGTCATTGAAGGCGGTGAGCAGGCTGTCGGCAGCTTCGGCGAACTTGGTGTCGCCAAACCGATGCGCCAGCTTAAGCATCTCTTCCAGATTGCGCCCTGCGGCAATCAGGTAAGGCTCGTAGCAGTTGCCGGTTGCGGTGATGGGCATTTGTCGTGCTCCCTTTGTGTGAGAGCACGTTTAGATTGCTTAAACAGGGATTGCAAGCAGAAAGTTTAGCCTAGCGAAACTTTTGCGCTTGCATGGCGGGTTTAGATAGGCTAAACCAATGGGCATGGAACTGGAAGCATACCTTTCGCGCCCGAATGCCATCTCGCTAACCAAACTGGCGGCTGAGATTGGCATCAGTAAGGGTCGGCTCTCTCAATTGAACAAGCCGGGTGCCGAGTGGCCACCTGAGCTGGCGTTGCGCGCGGAGGAAGTGACGGGCGGCGAATTGTCCGCATCGGCGCTTTGCAGCGTGATTGCACGGGCGAGGGCCGCATGACGCTCCCCGAATGGTTCCTTGCCATCTGCCTCGGCTGCTTCCTGCTGTTCGTTCTGCTGTGCCTCCGCGCGCCGGTTGGCTTTGAGGACGACGACACCGGCTACCATGACGGGGAGCGTGATTAGATGCCCCCGCAACTGACCGATGGCGAGGGCGGTGCCACGGCGCACGGGATCGTTGCCCATGACGCCGCGCCGCTGCGCGAACTGGCAGAGGCTCTAGCAGCCCTGACGCAATCGCACACGCCAAAGGCCCGCTTTGACAGCCTGCCGACCCTGAAGGCCGCTGCCGAAACGCTGGATGGCTACATTCTGTCGCTTGAGCGGTGGAGGCTTGCCGCATGATTTACGGTTCCGTCTGTTCTGGCATCGAGGCTGCGACCGTTGCTTGGCATCCGCTTGGCTGGAAGCCCGCTTTCTTTAGCGAGATTGAGTCGTTCCCCCGCGCCGTGCTGGCGCACCACTATCCCGAAACGCCGCTTCATGGCGACTTCACCACGATTGGAGCCGATCAATATGGGCCAATTGACCTTCTTGTCGGCGGAACCCCCTGTCAGTCCTTCAGCATCGCAGGATTGCGAGGCGGTCTGGATGATGAGCGCGGCAACCTGGCCCTTGAGTTTCTTAGGCTTGCTCAACGAACGCGGGCCAAGTGGCTGGTTTGGGAGAACGTCCCCGGCGTCCTGTCATCAAACGGAGGACGGGACTTTGGTGCCATTCTCGGGGGCATGGTCGAACTCGGGTATGGGTTCGCCTACAGAGTGCTTGACGCTCAGTTCTTTGGAGTTCCACAGCGCCGCCGCCGCGTGTTCGTTGTCGGGCATCTTGGAAGCTGGCAACGTGCCGCAGCGGTTCTTTTTGAGCGCCACAGCCTGTCGGGGCATTCTGCGCCGCGCAGAGAAGCGGGGCAAGGCGTTGCCGGAACGCTTGAAAGCCGCGCTTCAGGCGGTGGCGGAGGGCCTGGGGCTGGAACGGACGGCGCTGCCGCCGGGTATTTGCAGCCAGTAGATTGGCCCGCCGACATTGCCCCAACCCTAAACGCTGCATTTGGCTCCAAACTGGGCCTTGAAGATCAGCATATCCGGGGGGGGGGGGACTGTTCGTCCCTGCCGCAAGTGGCGATGTGCCTGACACGCGGTTCGATGCAACGCATGGACGCAGAGACGGAGACATTGATCCCTACTCACGGAGGCGGGTTCGATGACGATCTAGTTTGCTTTGAAGCGAATATGTCTTTGCAAGAACCTACGGTTGGTGGTCCGCACCCGACTTTGACAAGGCGGACTCATGCCGCGGTGGCCTACCCGCGTGACACCCAGAACATGACTGAAGGCCATAATTCTGGCGGCAAAGGCTTTGGCGAGGCAGGCGATCCCAGCTTCACGCTGACTAAGGGGCATAGCCACGGCGTTGCAACCGCCAGCGCAGTTCGCCGCCTGACCCCGGTTGAGTGCGAACGCCTGCAAGGTTTCCCAGACAACTACACCGCAATCCCTTGGCGCAAGAAAGCTGCCGACGAATGCCCTGATGGCCCGCGCTACAAGGCGCTTGGCAACTCGATGGCTGTGCCTGTCATGCGCTGGATTGGTGAACGCATTGCACTGGTTGATGCGATCAAAGCCGAAAGGAGGGCCGCATGATCGACCGCGCCCGCCTCGTCTTTGGCTGCATCCTGGGGGCCATTCTCGCCATCCTGATCGGCGCTATCGGCCATCTGGCGGGGGCTTGGTGAATGTCTCGCTGGACCGCCTCTTACTGGAAGTGGCGGCTCGGCTTTGAGTTTCGGACCCGCACCATTTGGAAGCTGGGTCGCAAATACTGGAGGGCAAGAAAGTGATTTACACCGAGAACGTAACGCCAACCGGCCTTGCCACACGCCTTGCAGAATACATCGCGGACCCTTCCACGATCCGGGCGCACGTTCGTTCACACTTTGGCCGCGCCCCTTCGGTTGACACCATCCGTGGCATTCGACGCAAGGTAGAACAGCGCAAGCAGCGCCATGTTCCCTACACCGAAGATAAATTCATTGTTCACTGCCAGCGCCACAGCGGCCCCTATGAACTGGAAGCTGACGGCATGGACCGTTGCGTCCAGTGCAGGGCGGAAAAGCTAGAAGCGGAGCGTCTCAAGTCTGACCGGGCAGCACAGATTGCGCGCCAGCTTGAGGCCATGCGGGCCAAGATCGACCGCGACCGCAAGCGCCGGGAGGAACTGACCGAAGAGGCCCGCAAGCATGAACTTGCCGTTGCCAATGAAGTCTTGGCCCATGCTGGCAAGCCGGTGCTGTTTCAGGACTTGCTGGTTGCCGTTGCCGCCGCGTTTGAAATGACGCCGGAGGATATAACCGGAAAGAACCGCCAGCGGGTTTATGTAGATGCTCGGACGGCCCTTGCGCAAATCCTCAAACTGCGCGGCAGCAGCTTCCCCATGATCGGCAGGCGGCTTGGCAGCAAGGACCACAGCAGCATTATCAATCTGCTGAAGATTTATGACCAGCGCGCCAAGCGCAACCCGCTGATCGCCCTTGTAGTGGATCGCCTTGCGTGAAGCGTTTCTTCGCCCGCAAGACCGCCTGCAACAGCGGCCACACCCATGCCAGCGCGGCAGAGGCCAAGCGGTGCAACGACCTGCATCTATTGCAGGCAGCGGGCCAGATTGTCGGCCTGCGCCACGAACCGCGCTTTACCTTCGCCATTGATGGCCGGGAAGTGAAGATGCGCAACGGCCAGGTCATGCGCTATACGGGCGACTTCACCTACATCGAGAACAACCGCCAAGTGGTCGAAGAGGTCAAGGCCAAGAACGGCTTTATGACCCGCGATGTGCCGGTGAAGCTGGCCCTGATGGCGGCGATCTATCCTGACATTGAAGTGAGGGTGGTAACGTGAGCCTGTCACCCGCCATCATTGACGCGATGCTTGCCGCTGGCTGCACCGCAGAACAGCTTGCCGCTGTCATTAAGGCCGATCTGGCTGACCGCGAGGGCAGGGTGGCGGAAAAGCGCCAGAAGGATGCGGAACGGCAGCGCCGTCACCGGGAGCGTAACGCTGTGTCACGCGATGTCACAGTGACAGACAGTGACAGCGTGACAGACCCCTCCCTTTCCCCCGCCCCCTTTCTTTCCCCCCAGACCCCCCAAACAAACCCCCACCCCCATACCCACCCGGATAAACAATCCCGCGCACGTAAGGGGACCGAATTTCCGATGCTGGATTGCACGGATGCCGAGACCTGGGCCGACTTCCTGCGAAACCGGAAAACCAAGCGTTTGCCCAACACCGCCAGCGCCCACCGCAAGCTGGAAACCGATCTAGCCGCGATGGTTGCCCGGACAGGCTGGCCACCCGGCAAGCTTTTCGCGGCCTGCGTTGAGCGGGGCTGGGGTGCAATTTACGATCCAAGGGACAAGAATGATGGAATATCAGCAAATCGGGCAAATTCAGGTCAACGCGCAGCCAAGTCCGGCGTTGCCGCAGCTCTCGACCGACGACTTGGACTTGACGGCCCTTCCGCAGCGTTTGGACGATCAGACGTTGGCGCAGGTGCAGGCGATAGCTTACTCGCCATTACCGGCCCCGAAACCCTGCGATGAGCGCCACCTCAACAAGTGCCTGCGCATCATGCTTTCCGTGCTGCCCCGCCAAATGTCTGACGAGCTTTCTGGCGAACTTTTTGTTGCCGCCTACCAGCGCAAGCTAGGCGAGTTTTCGGACGAAGCGATCAGCTACATGACCGACAAGGCAATTGCTAGCTGCCATTGGTTTCCGACGATTGCCGCATGTATCGAACTAGCTGCCGAAGCGCCACGCAATGATGAGGCTGTTCGACGCAAAGCAATGGCGCGCCAGATTGTGAGCGCTGAACTGGCCCACCGCACAGCATGGGACGACAGGCCCAAGCAGCACGAGCCGAAGCTGTCGCAGGGCGAGATTGACCGCATGACTCCGGAAATGATCGAGCTTGGCTTATCGTGCGGCATTTTGATCCGAACCGATGACGGCAAGGTGATCGAGCGGCTTGAGCACTGACCTTCCCCCTGGTTTCCGCCCTGTATCCGGCAAGCGCCGTCCACCGCAGTCTGACAAGGAATACACCGTCATGTTTCGCAATGGGTTTGTTGACTGGAAAAACGCTTACCGGGCTGACCAGCTTGTTTGGGTCCATGACGGTTCGAGCTGGGACGTGGTGGCGGTTCTAGATCAGGACGCCAAGCCCGCCGCAGAACAGCCCGCGCGGCCTGCAAACGGGTCTTACGCATGACTGACCTAGTTATGACGGGCGCTTCAGCGGAAGAATTGTGGCCGCTTGTGCGCGACTATCATTATTCGCGGCGCATGGCGGGCTTGATCCGTCACGCATTCGCTTGGCGTGAACCGGGCGGGCTATTTGGCGAAACCGGCGAACCGCTTGCGGGCGTCATCTTTTCACAGCCGGTCAATCGCAACTTCCCGGAACAAGCGGCAGAATTGTCTAGGTTGGTGCGCCGCGAGGATTTTAACGGAAAGCTTTCCGAATTGGTTGCGTGGTCGCTACGCTGGCTTCGTGCCAACACTACAACGCCGTTTGTCTTGTCATATGCTGACAGCACCCAAGGCCATCACGGCGGCATCTATCAGGCTTGCGGCTTCGTTTACATCGGCGCGACACAGCCGGGCCATATTGGTTTTAACTGCCCGGATGGGACGTTCGTTCATGGCCGGAATTGCAACGCACGCTTTGGCACTCGATCAGTCGAAGCAATTGCCAAGCTAAAGCCTGATTGGTCGCCTGTTTATGGCGAACCGAAGCACCTTTACATTTTCCCGCTTCGCCAAAAGTGGCCGACCATTGCGCGCCGCCACGGTTGGGAAGCCAAACCATATCCGAAACCAGCTTATGCGGCCCGTCTATTGGACGAACAAGGTTCCCCCTTGTCCGAGCCAGGCGCGAACCCTGGGGGCCGCTCCACCTATTCTAACGCCGCCTAGGGAGACTGACATGGGTAAAGCAACCAAGCGCAAGACACCGCCTGTCATTCAACCCCTGGACGGCAAGGAGGTGCAACATGGGTAAGCGTAGAGGACGCCCCAGCAAGTCTGGACGCCGCACCGCATCGGGCCGCTTGGTCCGCGCCGAGACGCCGGAGAGCGCAAAGCCTAGCGAATGGGTCAAGGCCCGCTTTGAACGCTTTGGAAGCCATTACTGCTGGGCGCTGGGCAGGGCTTACGCATCGGGCCTGTTAGGCGAGGGCAACGAAGCCAAAGACCGGCTAGACAGCGCGGGCAAGTTCGTAACGCTTTACCAGCGGTATTATGGCGGCTCGGCCTATTCTTGCCCGCTAGATCAGACGCCGCGTTCCAGCTACGTTTCAGATTATGATCCAGAGCGCCAAGAGCCTGAACGCGAGTGGATTAGGGCCGCTCTTAGGGCGGTCGAAGCAAGTGGCGGGATGCCGTTCTTTGAGCAGCTAATTACGCGCCTGCACATTGACGCTGGCCCAGCTTGGCTTGACCGCCTGCTTGATGGGCCGCGCCACTCTGCGGATAAGATGGTGCTGGATGCCGCGCTAAAGGCGCTTGATGCAATTCCGGGCAGCGCAAAAACGCAACGCCGCGCTGCATAGCCTTGCGAACAAAGCGTGAATCAGCTATAAAAGTCGGGCCGCAACGGTGCTAGCAACACCGCGCGGCCCTGACCACAACGTGAGGTGACACGCATGGCTTACATTGACGATAGCATAGAATTTGGCGGCGCGCCAATCGCCCGCACCACGGAACTTTATCAGGTAAACGGGGCCGAGTGCCTGGTTGACGCTATCCGCTTCGATAGGCAGGCGGTGACAGACGAGCAGATGGTTGAGGCTTGCGGCCACAATCTCGCCAACCGCAAAGCATCGCAGTTTGCCGAATTTGCCAAGGGCCAGATCAGGAACGCTGACCATGCGGTGTATGTTGCCGCGCTCAAGTCGGGACGGGCCTGCAAGATCGGCGTAACCAATAATCCGCTGCAACGCTTGCTAGGGCTGCAAAACGGTTGCCATGAACGCATATCGCTTACGCATCTGTTTTGGATGCCACGCGCGGCAGCGATAGGGATTGAAGGGCTGGCGCTGCGCACTGCAACCAGACTTGGCAAGCGCCTGCTGGGCGAGTGGGTTGAAATGTCGGCAGATCAAGCGGCGCTAGTGGTCGCTGTTGTTATCAATTCAAGCACTGTGGCGGCTTCGTGCAGCCAAATGTATCGGCGCAACTGCCAAGCGGCATTGATGGCTGGCGGCATAAACGACGATGAGGACACTTACAGCCACGACCCGTTTTGGAATCTCGTTAAAGCGGGGTATTGACAAGCGCGCTAAAATCTGTCATGGCGCACGTAATTGATAGTTAGACTTGCGCCCAGCGCATAGAGCCTCGGTTAACGCCGGGGCTTTTTGATTCCACGAATAAGCCCTTCCTTTGTCACAGCGATGGGCTTGGGGTCGGTCTTCGGATCGGCCCCGCTTATTTCCGGTCTGCACGTTTCCGGCCACGGTCCTGGATGCGACGGGCTTCTGCTGACAGCTTGCGCTTTTCGGCCTTGATCTCGGCAAGGCGGGCTTGCTCGTCAGGGGTGAGGTGGGGGAGCCAGTCGGTCACGGCTTAACCTTTACCGTGACCGTCCGAATCCGAAACGGCTTTGCCTGATAGTTGTTGCGCGACCGGAGAAACTCTTCCGGGCTAACGCGGCCTTCGCGAAGATCGGCAAGGGTGGGATAGCTGGTCATTAGTAAGCCTCCGCATAAGCAGCTTCGATAGCGCGATTACGTTCGATGTTGGCGTAAGCAAATTCAATCCACTGAACCTTGGTAACGGTGGGCAGAAGGCCTTCGTCAGTGCAGGCAACGGCCCAAGCGGCGTTTTCGTTGCCGGTGGCGGCCAGGATGTTCAGGGCTTCGATATACTTGGTCATTTGCTTGTCTCCGTCTTGATGTCCACCTTATAACGCGGAATGTCCGCACTGACAAGCGGAAAATGCACTTTCGCTAAATTATTTTTAGACCACGCTGCGCCCTCCCTCGCAGCCGGTCCCGTCCACACCCCACCCTTCGCAATGAGCAGGCGCTGGAACCGAAGCGCATACGGGCTGGCGCGCGTGTGGACGGGTTAATTTGGAAAGGACCGACCAAATGCCTGCTGGTCGCCCTTCGCTGTATGATCCCAAGTATTGCGATGACGTAATCAAGATGGGGAAAGAAGGCTTCTCTGTGGTCGAAATGGCCGCAACGATTGGCGTGCATCGGGAGACGTTGGAGCAGAACTGGCCCGCTGCGCACCCGGAATTTTCCGAAGCCTTTACACACGCATTGCAATGTTCCCAGGCCTGGTGGGAACGCGCTGGCCGCATTGGCATGATTGAGAACAACATAAGCGCGCCGATCTGGTCGCGCTCAATGGCCGCTCGTTTCCCGCGCGACTGGCGCGAAGTCAAGGGAACGGAACTGACCGGCAAGGACGGCGGGCCGATTCAGACCGACAACAAGACCACCGAAGTTAGGCGGACCATTGTCGATCCTAGACATCCCGACGCCGCGTAAGTTTGTCCCGCTATTAGGACCGGCTCGCTACAAAGGCGCACACGGCGGGAGAGGTAGCGGCAAGTCGCACTTCTTTGCCGAGCTATTAGTTGAGAAGGCAATCCTGCAACCGGGCCTTCGTGCTGCTTGCGTTCGTGAAGTCCAGAAGTCGCTAAAGAACAGCGTGAAGCTTCTGGTTGAGGACAAGATACGCAAGCTAGGCGTTCAAGACCAGTTCG